AGTGCAGCAAATGCAAATTGAAAGCATACTGTCGCGGTTGTCCGTCAGTCACCTACGGATATACACATAACATGTACGATGCTGACCCGCAATGCTGGATGGAGGTTGAGGAATGAAAGCCGTAGTCTTAAAAGATGTCACCAACAGTGACGATATTGTCCTTGAAGAACTTGAAACGCCGAAAGCAAAAAAAGGGTGGATACTCGTAAAGATATTAGCCTTTGGCATGAATCACTCGGAACTTGTACTTCGTGTCAATGAAATCCGTGCGGATTATATCAATAAGCCAATCGTACCGGGGATTGAATGTGTTGGAATTGTTGAGAACTCTCTTGACGAAGGTTTTGAAAAAGGTGATCTGGTCTGCTCTCTGATGGGTGGGCTCGGAAGGAATTTTAACGGTTCTTATGAAGAATATGCCATTTTGCCTGTACAGAAAGTGTTTCACATCTCTTCAAATCTTGACGCGGAACATCTTGCAGCAATTCCGGAAACCTTTTTTACTGCATGGATCTCGGCGGCATCAGCTTGAAACGCGTCATTGATTGTCCTCATTGCGGGCACAGCAACATGATCGATCTGGAGGATTATGAAACGTCCAGTTCCTCTACCGAACGTCCCATGGGTCCTGATGTTCTGCATGAATTCGACTGCGATGACTATGAGTGCGCCGGCTGCGGTAAGCCGTTTCGAATAACCGGATACATCTCAGAGTATCCCCTCGGCGCTTACGAACATGAGGAAATCAATGTGGAAGCCATTCAGACAGAGGAGGAACTGATGTAATGGCTGGTAATGAAATCATCAAATCGGGCAACGCGAATGACCGCAGTCTGCCTGCGGCTACTCGCGATAAGATAACCAGAGGGTTATCCAACATTAACAACGCGAACATCTCCAAAGCACTCACAACAGTTTTCCAGCAAGCTGATCTTGGTGCTGACTTTATTCGTCACCTTCAGCGGGGAAAGGTCTACCTGGCTGAAATCCCGAAGAAAATACAGCCGGACTTTGACGAAGGCAAGATCAAATTCATGACCCTCAAGGAAACCGGCGAGCAGGTCAGTGAGCTTGTCGGGCCGAACAACTTTGGTACCCGTAGCCATATGATCATCAAGGATGCGGATATTGTTCACAGTAATATTCCGCATGATCTTGCTACTATAGCGATGCAGCAGCAGTTGGCTCAGATGGCGGCGGTGCTTGATGAAGTTCGTTCCCGACTCATTGAGATGCAGCAAACGTATGATGAAAGCTTGCTCGGTGAACTACGCGGAATGCGGGATCTTCTGGCACAAGTACAAACCGTGAAGGATCTTGAAACCCAACGTGATCTGATAAAGGGCGCAATTGTTCATCTCAACAAAACGCGCGGAAAAATAACTGAGCGTTTGATAGCAGAGATGAAGAAGATGCCCGAAGTTCCTGCTTCAGCTTTCAGACGCGTGTTCAGGACATTTTGGAAAGAGGGCTACCGAGACAACGTCGTTTCTGGATATGAGAAGATCCAGGAGCTATTTGGGTATTATCTGGCCGCTTCTCAGCTGCTTGCGTATGCGTATGCGCTGATCGGAGAAGAACAGGTTTATGAAACAGTTTTTACTCCTGATGGTGAACTGGAAAACGACCAGTATTTCAGCAATTTGATTCATAGCGAGGTAATGGTTGGCGTTGAAGGAGAACGTTGGTACAGCAATCCTCAAAGGTATCTGGGTTATGTTCAGAAGGAAGCCCACAGGCTTTTCTTCGAACAATCGGACGTAATCAAGATCGAACTTACCGGTGAACAACTATTGGAGGCAGCAGAAAATGTCAGAGCAGAAAGAGAAGAGCACGAAAACGAAGGTTAAGGAATTTGCCTATAAGGCAGTGTCGAAGGTAGGCCATGGAATTCGAAAAGCCGGGCCATATGCACTCATGGTTATTGCCGCTGTCGCTGGCGCAAAGCACTTTGGCGGTGGTAACAACAATTCCCATAAAGCGTAATCTTAATACCCGCTTCCTGTTTTTCGATCATGGCATTCCTTACAGAGCGGTTCCCAGTTGGCCTGATCCCAGAACAGCCGCTGGTCACCCCGGTGCGGAATGATATGATCCACCACGGTTGCAGGGACGACTTTGCCCTCCGCCTGACAGAAGGCACACAGCGGATGCTGCTTCAGGAAAAGAGCGCGGGCTTTACGCCAGCGTCTGTCGTACCCACGGGCATCGGCACCGCCGCGCAGCCTGTCGCTGCTCCATTCCATATGATCCTTACAGAACACCTGACCCTGCTCGCAGAAACCCGGACATCCGGGATAGCGGCAAGGTCTTCTTGGTTTTTGGGGCATTTTGCACCTCCGTCAGATAATCAAAAGTCCACGGGTATCGTAGACGGATTCGCAGCCCTGGTTCTTCATGGCCCTGTCCAGCGCCATGACCAGAGCGACCGCGCCGTCCACCTTCTCCGTGGATTTTTCCTTGTCGATTTTCAGGTTCCCGGCAGGATCAGTGCGCACGAAGGCATTGTCCATGTTCCACCGGAGTACAGGATGCCCACCGTGATTCAGCTTCCGTTCCAGCACGATGCGCATCAGTTCTTTGGTGGGCGGGCTCATGTCCCGGAAGCCCTGTCCAAAGGGCACCATGTTGAAACCGTCATCCTCCAAGGTCTGCACCATCATGGTGGCGTTCCACCGGTCATAGGCGATTTCCCGGATGTTGAACCGTTCGCCCAGCTTTGTGATGAACTGCTCGATAAAGCCGTAATGCACCACGTTGCCCTCGGTCGTATGGATGAAGCCCTGACGCTCCCACTTGTCGTACATCACATGATCGCGCCGAACGCGCAGCTGCATGGTATCCTCCGGGAGCCAGAAGTACGGCAGCACGATGTACTGCTCTTCGTCATCCCTTGGCGGGAACACCAGCACCATGGCGGTCAAGTCGGAAGTGGAAGAAAGGTCGAGCCCGGCATAGCAGGCGCGGCCTTCCAGTTCATACTCATTGACAGCGCCGCCGCATTCATCCCATTTGTCCATGGGCATCCAGCGGATGGACTGCTTGACCCACTGGTTCAGGCGCAGCTGACGGAACATGTTCTCATCAGCGGGTGTCTCTTGGGCCTTTCGGAAGGCATCCCGCACCTTGTCGATGGAGATCGTCTGATCCAACGAGGGGTTTGCCTTATACCAGTTTCGCTCATCCGTCCAGTCGGCATCATCCGGCAGACCGTAGAGCACAGGGTAGAAGCGAGGATCATCCTTCCTGCCTTCGATGATATCCAGGGCCTTTTGATGAACCTCCCAGCAGATGCTGTTCCGGTCAGTGCCTGCCGTCGTCAGCAAAAACCAAAGCGGCTGCTTCCGGGCATCGCCGCTGCCCTGGGTCATGACGTCATACAAAGCGCGGGTGGGCTGGGTGTGAAGCTCGTCGAAGATGCAGGCGCTCACGTTCAGGCCGTGCTTGGTGGCTACTTCGCTGGACAGCACCTGATAGATGCTTCCGGTTGGCTGGTACACCATGCGTTTGGTGCTGGGAATGATCTTGATCCGTTTGCTGAGCGCCGGAGACTGCTTCACCATATCCACAGCTACATCGAACACAATCGCAGCCTGCTGTCGGTCGCTGGCACAGGAGTAAACCTCGGCCCGCCATTCATCATCGTTGCAGAGCATGTTCAGGGCAATGGCAGCCCCGAGCTCGCTCTTTCCGTTTTTCTTCGGGATTTCGATATAAGCTGTGGTGTACTGCCGCATGGAAGGATCATCGTCCCGCACCGTGCCAAACACATCCCGGATGACCTTTTCCTGCCAGGGCAGCAGCTTGAACGGCTCCCCATGAAACTCGCCCTTGGTATGCTTCAGGCATTCAATGAACTGCGTTACCCGGCGGGCCTTCGCTTCACTGAACATCCTGCCAGCCTCCCTTCAGAACGGATTCCATAGGGTCATCATCTGTCCCGCTGTCGCTGCTGTTGGCATAGAGCCGTGCACGGCTGGCAGGCGTCAGGCCGAACTCCGCGCAGAAGGACTGCATGATTTTTAGGTTCTGCATGGCAATGCTGACCTGCGGAACCTGCTGTACATAACCGCTGGGCGTTTTGAAAATGGTGCCATGTTGGGACAAGAATTCTTCAGCTTCGCGCCACCGGGCGTAGGCCTGGCAGTATCCGGCGAAGGCTTCCATGTCATGTTCGGTGAGAACACCCATGGCAATCAGGGAGGGAGCCAGACGCTTCCATTCTTTCTTTGCTTCCGGCATCAGCCAGGCAGGACACTTCACGTTGTCCTGGGGCGGCGTCGGCTCATCCTTGTTCAGCGGTCGTCTGCCCTTGCCACGGTCGCCCTCCA